CACCCCTTCGATGAAGAAGCCTTCAAAGACGTGTCATCTACAATTATGAGGATAGTAAAAAACGTAATACTAATTTACAACTATCAAAAAGACTGTGTAGGGGAACTTCCTGTAAAAGTCAGTGGTTTAGGATTTGTTAAGCGCAAAAAACATAACAAGCGTGATCCTTTACCAGTAACACTTTTAGGCAAAAATTTTATACTCCGTAAAGAGTCGGCGAAGACTCACCCTCGGCCAGCGCAAGGCGGCACGGTTCGCCCGCACTGGAGAAAAGGACACTGGCACACGGTCCTAACTGGCATAGGTCGAAAAGAGCGCAAATTCCGCTGGTTTCAGCCGGTGTACGTCAATTTAGCCCTTGACACATGATGTAGAATCCAGAAGGGAAAGAGTATCTACGTGCCAGCTAACACACAAGACACACTAGCCAATCTCCGAAAGTGGAAGCTGGTACAAGATAATTCTGGTCCCCACCGGGTCTACCGCGACGCAAAAGGCACTACCTACACTAGTGTTACACATATCCTTGGGCAGACGAGTGACCGCACAGGACTGGAGCGTTGGATCTCCCGCCTCGGCGAGGCTGAAGCCACGCAACAACGCGATGTAGCAGCCAAACGAGGCAACCTCGCCCACAACCAAGCCGAGTATCTCCTCAAAACAGCCCAACGACTGGCGCGTTCTACCGCCAACAAGCGCAACGCGATCAAGTGGGACGACAACGGCTTGGCACGTATCCCCACCCCCATCACCCAGTGGGCCCTCAAGAAGGTCCACGAAAACCTGCCCCAGGTTGGCTGGAGCGCAGCCGGTTACGCCCGAGGCCTCTCTGACTGGATCGTGACTAACGTCACAGAAATCTTTGCAAGTGAATTTTCCATTCACCACCCCGCCGGCTTTGCTGGAACATGCGACGCACTGGTAGCCCTCAAGGGCCATTCAGGCATCACAATCTGTGACTGGAAGACCAGCACCAACAACAAAATGCCGTACATGAACGGCGGCCATTCATACGTCCACCAAATAGGGGCCTACTCACTGGGACTGCAGCACCTCACCGGCATCCGCCCATCAGGTGGTACAGTTGTACTAGCCCGCAGGTGTGGCGAGCCGGATGTGTACGGCATCGACCAAGACGCACTGGTGCAAGCCGAGGATGCCTACCTGGAGCGCGTACGGATGTACCACGAGGCCCTAGAAGCCCCCGTACCGCATTTATGACTGGGATAGCCGTAAACTACGGCTAACAGTTTGTGACTGTGCTTACAGTGACTGAAGACAACAACTATGAAGTCGGCGGAGCCGACGACGACATCGAGCCCATTGACGGTGGCGTAAAGCCGGAGAAGCCCAGCAAGTTTGTGTCGCCATTCACTAGGTCTGAAAATCGTTATTCAAAGGGGCGGCCAATCAACGACGCCCAGATGCTGGAGCGCGTCAACGCTGCCTACATGCTGATGTTGCAGGGTGGATCACGCCGGGAAAATGCCTGCCAGCTGTCCACCCGCTACAGCGTCAGCTTCCGTCAAGCGGAAAATTACATTCATGAAGCCCAGAAGTTGATGAAGCTGGATTTCGCTGGAGAGCGTGCCGAGTTTCTCAATCAGGTCAACAACATGCGGATGCACACCGTCAAAAAAGCACTCAAGCGCGGCAACTATCAAGTGGTCGCACAGATCCTTGACAGCCTGGGACGTGCCATGGGTGAAGGCAGTCAAGAGGAAGCGGCTAACGCCGCTCCCAACCTGAACATCACGATTGAGGACAAGCGCGGGAGCTAGCTGTCGATCTCCAGGTCGAACTCGACGGTTTCGCCATTCACGGTGATTTTGCACACGCGGCGGCAATCGAACGACCGCCACCCCTTGGCGATGTCCATACACCGCACGATGTTGTCGATAGCGGCTGGATCCTTCAAGGCGTGGCCGGTGCCCTTCACCTCGCCCACATGCTTGGGGTTGAAGGTGAGCTGGCGCAGGCTGCCATCCTGCTTTACGAAGTGGACAGAGACGAAGTGGCTGCTAGCAGACTCGATCAGCTGGCGGATAGCGGTGTGGTTGGCCATTTGACTGGGGCGAGGGGCCTCACGGTTGGGCTTGTCCTCTTACCTTGCACAATAGTCCATTCATGCTTGCTTTGCAAGCCCATTCATAATGGGCTTAAAACGCCATTCATGGAGATCCTGGGCACGTTGCTGGTACTGGTTGCGGTGGCGCTAGGCGTGGGTGGACTGGCGCGGATAGTGCCCGACCGTGAGCCCAACGATGAGACCCTGGCCAGTAGGCTCAGCAGGCGCAGGTGAGGAGTGGGACGCTACCGGTAGCGTAGGTCCAGGCCGTCTAGGATCGCCAGCAAGGGCCACCTAATCGGGGCGCAAAGGGTAGGGGCCACCCCAGAACCGGGGCCCTTGCTGGGGCGTCTAGGCGTGGCTGACGGCGCCAGCTTTCGAAGCGGTGCGGACGTAATTGGGACATAAAAAAGCGCCCCATAGCGGGGCGCCTAGGTGTTGGGGCGTGATCGGTCAGAACGGCAGCGGGTCATTGGGTGGGATGGCGCCAGCTTGCGAGGGAAGCCGGAACCTAACGGCTGGCGCAGTGATGGCCTTTCTGATCTGGGCTAACGCGGCGCAGTGCGCCTTAGTCGCTGACACCGCTAGGGCGTGATCGTTCGCTGTCATGGCACGGCCTGCCACTAGGTCGAGTCGATGCAGACTTAGCAGCGCCATTTGGTCCAAGGCGTGTGGCGTCAGGCTTCCTGTAAGGTCGGCAGCGACTGCCGCAACGTAGCGGCGCCCTTGCCTTAGGCTGACGCTGTGCCGTTGCGCTAGGACCTGGGCTGCATAGGCTGACCCGGCGCCGGAGCTTAGAAGCGCCAGCGCTTCGGCCTCGCGGCTGGCGCGTTGTTTGTCAGTGCAACGGGTCATCAACCCAGCGCCGGAACTAGCGGGTCAGTCGATCCGTCCGGCCACGGGTAGGGTTTACGTCGCCACTCCTGTGAAATGTCCAGCAGAGGCAGGCCGGTTAGATCGCGCAGGTCGTCGATGTCGATCGCTGACGCTACCCGATCAAGGTCTATCCATTGATCGCCTTGTTCCTCCTCCCAGTAGGTGTTCGACTGGTCAGCGCAGGCGTGAAATAGCTCGCTTAGCTTGTCCGCTGGCACGGCGTCGATCCGTTCTTCGGCCCAGTACGGGTCCGCGTCGTCAGGGGCGTACTGGTCGAGCGCCTTAATCACGGCCTTAGCCCAGTCCCTAGCGGCCCAGTCTTCCCAGGCCTCGTCCTGTAACTGTTGCAGCAGTTCGGAGTGGTCATCCTCCGCTAGCAACGGGTAACGTTCCAGCCCTTGCAGTTCTTCGATCATGCCGTCCGTGACGTAGCGGATGTCGAGGCTGAGCCCTGGGCCATCGCCGTCAGCGCCAGCCGCTAACGCCTTCCGGTGGTCGTCACGAAAGACCCGGGCATTCGATCGGTAGATGCTCGGAGCACTGTAACCACCGGGCCAGCTGCAATCATCGTCTAAATAGGCTGACTGCCACAGCAGCAACGGGCCACGCCAGTGGAACGACGCGCAGAGTTCGGCAGCAGCTTCGGCGGTGTCAGCGCTGACGTAACGACCGTTAGGACCTGGGAAGCTCTCACCTAGTGACCGGAAGGCGTAGGAATAGTCGCCATCCGTGGCGCGATTATCGATGACCCAGTGGCCCTGGCATCCATCGATGGCATCGATGCGGCGCTGTAGTTCTGGGGATAGTTTCGACATGAGGTGAGGGGTGATGGGGTGATGGGGTGATGGGGTGATGGGATCAACAGAACCGGAAGACAAGCCAGCGAGCCGGTGACCATTGGATCAAGCTGTAACCGTCGCAGGTTTCCAACTCGGCCCATGCGGCTGCCCAGTCGATGCAGCGGAACGGCCATCCATCACAGCTGGCGTTCTGGAGCCCAGAATCCTCGAATAGCTGCTGAGCGTAGTCGGCGCCGGCGTGTTCTTCGGTGTAGCCTTCCGCTTCACCCTGGAACGTATCCTCGACGTTGTCCGGCGTAACGCCTAGCGCGTCGAGTTCGGCGACGATCGCCGCGACGGCTTCCGGGTCAGAGTCGCCAGCGACGCCGCAATCCTCCAGAGCTTCGCCCCAGTCTTCGGTAAGCCAAAAGCCGAAGCAGGCGCCGTCGCCATCACTGGCGCCAAAGTGGAAGCCGACCGGCGCGGCGTCGTTCAGGGCTTCGGTCAGGTCGTTTAGGGTTTGCGCCGCGTCGTCGTCGTCCCAGTCGTCGGCGCTGGAGTCTTCTCCAACTAGGCGTTGGAGGCGGGCCAGCAGATCAGACGGTAGCAGGTCGGGGCGATCAGAGCGCACCGCTAGGTCTTCGGCGACGTTCCAGAACGTAACTAGCAGGTCTTCGGTTCTGAGTGTGTCGACGCTGGCGATCCAGGGGAAGTGCTCCAGCTTGTCGTTGCTGTAGTAGGTCATCGGGTAGGCGCAGCATGGCCACGGGTCGGGCCTAGGTGCTGCTTACCTCGCACAATACAGCACAAAAGGCGATCATGCAAACTGCCTCCCACAGTTCGCACAGTCCCATCCGTCGCATCGGTGAGACTGCGCCGCTACTGTCTCACCTGTCGCAGCTTGCGATTCCGGCGATTCCACATCGCGCCGAACTCTGCTAGTCATATTCCGCAACGTTGGAGCGCATCGGCTCGCATTTCTGCGCTGCCGCTGCTAGGCTTGCACAGTACACCGGCACACCCACCGATGGCCTACCTGATCCGACCCCTCCCCTTCCTGTTCTTCCTGGGCTGCGTCCTTGCCGTAGGGCTGCTCAACCGTTCGACCAATGACGCCCTGGCACGCTGCGAGAGCCGACCCGGCGCAACCGTTGCTGAGTGCCGGCTGATCGTCCTAGGCCGCTAGGCCAGCGGGGCTAGTACAACCGCACTACCGACCCTGCCCCTCACCCGGGGTGGGGTTCGGTGCTGCAAGGCGCCAAGCGGCAGTCAGGGAACCTACTGATACAACCCAATTTCTCTTTACTGTTACACAGCCCCGGGGGTAGGGGTTCAATTCCTGTGATACTGTAAACAGGTACCCCCCTAAAAAATGACCACCGCCCCCTCACTGCAGCTGCGCTGGGCCCAGGGTGAGGTGTTTTCGAGCCGCAAACGCTTCAGGGTGCTAGTTGCAGGCCGCCGCTTCGGCAAAAGCTACCTCTCCTGTATCGAATTGCTGCGTGGAGCAATCGAACGCCCGGGCGAAACCTTTTTCTACTGCGCCCCGACCTACCGGATGGCGAAGGACATCGCCTGGAAAGTCCTGAAACGCCTCGTCCCCAAGGCCTGGATCAAGTCCAAAAACGAAACCGACCTGAAGCTGGAACTCGTCAACGGCAGCACGATCGAACTCAAGGGCACCGAAAACGCCATGGCCCTGCGAGGCCGCAGTTTGTCCGGCGTGGTACTCGACGAAGCCGCGTTCATGGACCGCGAAGTCTGGTTCGAGGTGATCCGCCCGGCCCTCGCGGACAAACAAGGCTGGGCATTGTTCATCTCCACCCCAGATGGAACTGCCAGCTGGTTCTATGACATGTGGTGCTATTGCGACGAGGAGGACCCGGACTGGTCCCGCTGGCAATTCACCACCATCCAAGGCGATAACGTCCCACCAGAAGAAATTGAAGCCGCCCGAGGCCAACTCGACCCTCGAACATTCCGCCAAGAGTTCGAGGCCAGCTTCGAGAATCTCAGCGGTCTTGTTGCGGTCTCATTTTCAGACGACAACATCGACAAAGTGGTCCAAGACCTCCCCGTTTTACCGCTACTGCTGGGGGTGGACTTCAACATCGACCCAATGTCCGGCATCTGTGCGGTCAAAAAGGGCGACGTGCTCTGGGTCTTCGACGAAATCATCATGACGGGTGGTGCCACCACCTGGGACCTGTGCGAAGAGGTCCAATCCCGCTACGGCGTGGAGCGCCGGATCATTGCGTGCCCCGACCCAACAGGCGGCGCCCGCAAAACCAGCGGCGTTGGCGCCACTGACCACAACATCCTGCGAAAATCCGGCTTCACGGTCTCAAGCCCGCGATCCCCCTGGAAAATCCGCGACAAAATCACATGCGTCAACACCGCCCTCCTCGACGCCACTGGCACCCGCCGCCTATTCATCCACCCGAGATGTAAAGAATTGATAAAATCCCTACGCACCTTGACCTACGCCCCAGGCACCGGCCTCCCCAACAAGAATTTGGGCGTGGATCACGCCTTCGACGCGCTCGGCTACCTCTGCCTACAAGTATTTAACCTCGCCAAACCAGAAAACCTGGGCAAGACCAACTATCGTGTGTGGTAGTTACCCCTCAAAGTTATGCCTGGCCATTACGGCGACATGAAGATGCCCAAAGGCG